AAAAGATCTTTTCCGTTCACTACGAAAACGGAATTAAGCTTGTCGTACTCCAGCATCGTCTCTCCGTCGATCTCGATCAGAATATACAGAAGCTCCAGCGTGACGCTTGCATCCATCTTCTTTCCAAGTTCGTACTTGCCCGGAGTAAAACTCTTGAAACGTCCCCTTTCCACGACGCGCATACCGTTATAGGTCAGCGCACCGGTCGCCTTTACGGTAGACTGTTCGGATGCCCGGAAGGTCAGATCGACCAGTTCGGACGGGTTCATGATCGAGAAGATATCCTTGTCCAGAATACGGAACGGAACCTCCTGCGTCATACTGCCATACATTCCGGGAATACTAGTGTCGTAGGTTCCAAGGATTCCCGCACCGCTTACCTCTTCGGTAATCGCGTCGAAGTTGGGAAGGGTAACGGAACCGGACACACCTACCAGAACATTTCCATTGTTATACACATTAAAGTTGTTGATAACCTCGGGTACATTTGTCATTCCCATCTTTATTCACCTCCTAATGCCGTTTCAATCATGGACGGGTCAAATTCCAGAACATTCAGGATGTCCTCTGCCGGTGTGTACGGTGCGAGGTACTGCCGGAAAACAATCTTGCCGTCCAGAACATTTTCAACCGGGTTGTCATCCTTACTGTAAACCATCTTGATTCCGGCACACTTGCCCTGCGAAACAAGGCTGTTGCCCCTTACGTTCTCTGAATCGACGATAGATTCAATCAGACGGTAATTTGCCGGGTTGTCTACCTTTTCAAGATAGGTAGTAATGAAGCTGTTCCCCCACCACGAGAAGAACCGGCGGCAATTGATCCAGCGGTCCTTCGGATCCGTAGTGCCCGGATAAGCAGCCGTGTTATTGCCCCACGACTTGAATCCGTTCATGTTGACTGCAGTTACAATACCGGCTCCGTTCAGTTCGTTCGCCTGCGTGATGTCAAGGTTGACTTCCTCTCCGTCCTTAAGAACGGTTGCGCTGATTCCGAGCGAAGTATTGGACGGGGAAAGATTCGGAACGCTGTCATTGTTGTAATCCTTGTAGCAAGCCATAGCTGCGTACAGAGCGGAATAATACATGATCTTTCCGGCGTACTTAACCATTGGCCATAGGACGACCATGTGGCTGCTGGTGTAGCCGTTCTCTTCTTTCTTCGCCGCCACATCGGTGTATTTCTTTGCGCCGGTATCGCTGCAGTCGATGTCAACCGCACATTCGCATTTGAACATGCCGTTCACGTCGTCACATTTTCCATCAATCGCTAACCCGACCGCCGGATCCTGCGACCAGCCCGGTGCAATGATGAATCCCGGTGTAAGTCCGAAGGTCGGATATACCTTGCGAACCAGCTCCGTACCGGTTTCTTTTCCGGTTTCCGCATCATAGGATCCGATAATGTCCGCTGTGGTAACTTTGGACGGATCAATCTGATTTCCGGTTAAAGTCAGGGTAGAAACTCCGGATTTAATAACCGTGATGGACAAGTATCCGTCATCGTCAAACTCTGCGGTATAATCCTGACCCTCAACAAGATCGGTGCTATCGTTCTTAACGGTCAATCCCTTTAAAAGGATTCCTTTCTCGGTGGATACTGCCTGCCCGTCTACAACGGAAATTGTTTCCGTGTACTCTTTCTTGTGCTTCTCCGGGTCGAGAACATTGCAGATCACGATGGGACCTACTCCGAACGCCACGAAGAAAGCATCCATCGCCATACAAAGCGTATAGTTCTCGTAATCGTCGGAATATCCGACTGCTGCCTGTGCCTCATCAAAAGTTTTGCAAAGGAATAATTTGTTGGTTGCGTTCTCCGGATCCGCTGCCAGGTTAATCGGAGCCGTGCCGAAAATAACGGTCACGCCGCTCTCATTGGAAACGGGGGTAGGAACGCTGGTCGGATTCTCTTTGATCCGTACTCCATGCATGTAAGCCATTATTGTTTACCTCCTAATTAAATTTTTTTGCGATCTGGGCGTAAACCGTTCCCAGTACACTCTTTTCTTTGTTCAACTCTTTAACCGCTGCTGAAATTTCTTCGAGCGGAACAAAGAGTTTTTCCATCATCGGAAGCTGTGCCACGCAGTCTTTCACGCGCTTCGGAAGCACTCCGTCCTTAAATACGGTAGAATGCCTGACCACTCCGACGATGGTTGGTCCTAAGTACATTTTGTTTCCGGTCTGCTGCGCTGCAGCAGAAGCTTTTTTTGCACTCATGCAAATCTGTCCTCCCTTCTGATAGCTGCGATATAAAAATTCAAGGTGCAGGCTCCGAAAAAGTACGGATAATATCCATCCTCCTGCAAAGCCCAATGGAAATCTCCTGTATAAGCAGCTATATTGTTAAGATTGGGATTTTCCTGAAAACGCTCATACACCTTCTGAATGATGTTAAGCACATCCCGGTGCCCCTGCGCTGCCAGCGCGTCATCCCATATTCCGATGATGATAACCACTTTCACGGTGTTAAACCTGTCTCCTTTCCCGTCATCATCACCGCTGTTCAAACGGACGATGATGTAAGGAATCGGATCCGCTTCATCATCGGATTCATTGACCGGGATATTCTGTGGATATACCTTGATAGGCACGCGCTCTCCTCCCGGTTCCTTGTAGAGATAGTCCTTGAAAATGTGATTCAGTTCCTCTACAAGTGCATCCTGCAACATAATAGGTGTCATGAAAACCCTCCTTATCCGAGATATCGTTGAATCTGCTTCTGAATATGCTCTGCCAGCAGTTCCTTTACATTGGCGGATTCGTATTTTTCGTACATTTCTTTGGACATATTGGCAATGGATGGTGAATACAGAGCTTTGATTGCTTCCTTTTCCGGATTGCTGCGCATCCGCGTTCCGGGCTGCCGCTGTACGACTGTCTTGTGACCATTGGAAAACTCCACGACAAACGCTTTGTACTGGTCACCCTGCACGCCCTTTCTAAGGGCAAGTGCCGTCCTTCTGCCGGTTTTTTCAACCTTGGCTCTGTACCACCTTGGAGGGTTGTATGGCTGCCCTTTTGGGACAGCCACTTCTAATGGGTTCGTATCGAACTTATAGAGTTCTCCAATCTTGCTTTTGACTGTGATCGTCGCATACAGCTTCTTTGTGGTAGCTTTTTTGATGTTGCCGGTATGCGCCGCCGTAAGAGTTTCTTTCTCCCGGTATGCATAATCCTGCTTATCTTCTTTCAGGAGCCTTTTGTTCAGTTCCTTCGCTGCCTCATTGATAGCGCTTCGCAGTACCATAGTCGATTTATCCTTGACCTTGCCAAGTTCTTTTTCAATAAGAGTCAAGTCGTCCATATTGACATCAATATGGATCCACCCTCCGGCTACATTGTGTGAACTCATGTCTTGTTCGCCTCCAGATACAGCGAATAAATGCCATCCTCATTGATTGCATCTGATACGATGTAGGATTTCTTATCGAGCGTCACAACTCTTCCGGTTCCGGGAAGAGGTCCGAAGTCTTTTGCCATTACATAGATCAACTTAGAACTGATATACACACCATCTGCGTATAAGCTGCGCTTATACTGGTATCGCTTTTCGCGGTCAATCATTTCGTTGTTGTCGATAATGCAGGGCATTTCAACTCCGTTTACAAGATGCGTTTCCGAAAATTCGTCCATATTCATAAACACCGTCTGATTATCCAATGCAATCTGATCTTTGAATGTCATGTTATCGCCTCTCTACTTTCTCCTCCGGTTCGATGTTTTTGGAACTCTGCCGACGAGGTTCTCCCCATCCTCTGATTCGGAATGAATGGCATCTCCGGTAGCACCAGGTAATGCCGTTGCGGGACGAGCCTTTGCACGCACGGTGGATTCATTGATCCACGCTGCTGTTTTAGCTTCCACCCAAGCCTCGACCATTCCTTCATCACTTGCCGGAAGTTCGTCTCCCGGTTCGTACTGCTTGGAGTTGTAAAGGATATACGCCGTCGCCACGAGAACCTTGGCTTCGTCCTCTTCGTCGTCCGGATAATTTTCCTCATCTCCGGAGGCGCCGTCTCCATCGGTTCCGGAAGCATTGGTCGTTTCATTCTCCGAACTCGGATTCTGGTTTTGTTCCTCGGAGCTTGCAGGAGTGATGTTCTCCTGCTGCTCCTCTGCTTTCTTTTCTGCTGCTTCGCTCATACGACAATCCTCCTTATCCGAGAAGCTTAACCAGAATTACGGTGTCATCGGCTGCTGCAGTTGCTGCCGCATATCCCGCAGGCGTGTTTCCGTTCGCGGTGTCGGTAATGCCGTTGCCGTCGAAGTAAACCGCTTTTCCCATGGCAATCTCGGCTGTTCCGGTCTTTGCGATCTCGTAAACGCCGGTTACATGGAGGGATCCTTTTTCTCCCGGATTGATGGACGTACCAGCCACGCCGATTCTGGTTCCGAGGCTGATGATCGTATTTGCTTCGATAACGGTCGAGCCGCTATTCTGATAGTCGAGGCTTTCGCCTCTATGCCAATAACTTGCCTTAGACATTGTCATATACCTCCTTCTTTTTATACCAGCGGGCTTTCGATCTTCACGCCGGGGTTCTTGATTGCTCCGCGCCAATCCATAACGCTGATGCCCCAGTCAAGGTAGGTATCCCAAACGAAACCTAACTGTCCCGGAGTTTCCATTCTGCGGATGGTCGGAATCTCCTGCCCGTTCAGATAATCAACTTCCATGAAGTCAGTATCATCCTTGGAACCTAACAGCCACCACGGCATTACGTTTCCGAAGCCGCCGCAAAGTACGTTGATGGTCGGATCTTCCACAATCTGAATCTGGTTCGCATAGCGATACAGCGGATTTACAGCCTGCGTGTTGCCCTCGGTATTGATCGTCGGGCTGTTGAACAGAGTGTAAATATCAAACGCCATACAGGACGGAACGATCAGGATAGCCGGACGGATGATGATTGCCTCGTCAAACTCGTCCTTCTGAGTCTGCAGCGCCATAATCATAGCCTGCATAGATGCCTGCGTGATGCCGGTTCCGGTTGTAATCAGATTGCCGTGCACCTTGGAGAACAGCGGCGCTCCATCGTAGATCGCGCTGTTGTTGACCAGAATCTGATAGCATTGTTTGTTGATGGTCTTTCTCGCGCTTGCTGCATACCGCGCCGGGATTCTGGTAACAAGATCAATGTCATCATTGATGAATGCCTGACGGGTAAGCGTGAACTGCTTGCCGTAAGTCCGAAGTTTTCTGGTAGGACGCTTTTTGTCCTCGAATACATCATGCGTCAGTTCGCCGCCTTCCGGAACTTCGAGGAACTCTCCTGCCGGACCAGCCAGATAATTGTTATCATGGGTCTTGAAATCCTTAAGACTTCCTTTCTTCGTCCACTGGTCGAAGGTTACTGCAACAGTCTTGTGTCCTTCAACGTATGCCTTGTTGATTGCATTGTCGAGAATGGACGGGAATGCAGCAGTCGGATTGTAGAACTGTCTCTGGAGCATTCCGTACAGTTCATCTGAACCTCTCCGGTTAAGCCCGGTCTCGCCGTCCTTGGAAAGGCACTCGATGGCAAGATCTCTTAACGAAAGTCCCATCATCTGACGTGCGCCGTCTGCCGGCTGGGATAAATCCATGCCGCTGCGCATAATCAGCGCATCTGCTGCTGCCGAGCGGAATTTATCCTCCTCATCGCTGGTTACGGTAGCCGTACCCCTAACGCTGATCGGCGCGCCGTTCTGTCTCATTCCGTCAAGAATTGCTGCTCTTACCGCGTCAACGGAAAAGCCCTCATCCAGATATCTGGTAAGGTTTTCTGCCGGAACGTCAAACTCCCGGCATAAGGTAGTGATGTCGGAACATCTCTGCCGTTCCGCTGCCATTACCTGCTGCGTGGTCTGCGGATCTTCGACGGTGCTTCTGGTGGAAGTATTTCCGCCGTTTTCATCGCCGCCATCATCGGGCAAGGCTTCAATGCTTCTCTGCAGGTTATCAAACTCTGCCTGTTCTTCTGCAGTAAGCTCTCTGTTTCCAGCTTTTGCCGCATTGAGAAGCTCCTGCTGTCTCTGAATCATCTGTCTACGATTCATAAATTTTTACCTCCTTGTGAGTTTTTGTTTATTTGGAGCTGCTTTTCCATGTAGTAAAAGCTGCTTACTCCCTTTTCTTCTGCGCCGGATTCCGCGCTCTGATCTTCATGTGACCGTCCGACACCGACTGTCGGATCCGCCGGGATGCTGACGATAGATACCTCAAACGGGATCCATTTTGTAGCAATGTCGCATGGTCCGGTAAATCGACCGTCACTCGATTTTTTATTCGGCGCGACTTCCTCCCAAGTATCCACCGAGTAACCAACGGATACTCCTTTTAGGGTTCCGCTTTTTACTTTCTGATAGATGATCTCGGATTCCGGATCATTGTCGAACTCGATCTCGGCGTTGCCGCGCCCATTCTCTACCCATGCCCGGAGAATCTTTCCGATTACCTTATCCCGGTTGTGATTGTAAAGAACGCATCCGATGGAATTTAACCGTGTCAAATCCATAGAACCTTCCGCGTGGGACAAAATTTCCACGCCCCACCATCGTTCATAAGGTTCCTCGGATGAAAAACTAAGGATGAATTTTCGTTCATTTCCTTCGCCCTCCATAGCGCGGATGGAACAATCGGAAAGGAATCTCTGCAATCCCTTTTCTCTCTCGTCATTTTTCCTTTTTGTTTCCGGTTCCGACCTCGTCATCATCCGGAATTTCGTTGGTATCTTTGATTCCAAACAAAACACCTCCCATGTCTATTCCTTTTTCTTTTCCGTAATCCAGCACCTCTGCCATATCGTCTACCTGTTCTCTCCAATCCCGACCGTTTTCCGCCGCAATCTGTTTGTAGGTTTTCTGACCGGTTTGAAGAGCGACCTTGTTTGCATTTGATTCCTTATAAGGATCAATCCACGGCTTCGGCTCCTGAATCCATTCGTGTGAAAGATACTTGTCTTTTTCATTCCAGAATTTTGGAATGGATATCGCACCGCAAAGCACAGCCGATATGATGAAGGTTTCGTAAATTTCATCCAGAACCTCAATCAGAAGTTCTTTCTCCTCATCGTAGGTCAGATCATCCTCGATCATGCCCTGTCGTGCGGAGGAGTATGTACTTTCTGCCATGTCCCGGCTGGTTGCTTCATAGCTGATTCCCTGACCGGCTCCGACAAGCCTTTGCTGCAGTTTCGTAAAGTTGGTTGCATCTGCGCCCTGCCCGTTTGGATTTACGACCTGAATTTCATCTCCGGCATTCAGTTCCTTAATCATACCGGGCGTAAGCATCTTGCCATCGTAACTGATACGTTCCTCCGCAGCAGCGGAGTTCGACCGTCCATAACCGCTGATTCCTGTAGTCGGAAGCGCTTTTTTAACAAATATGGAAAGGCAGGCTTCGATACGCTGCTTGACGGACACAGCCGTCATAAATTCGTTTACGTCCCGGATCCGCGGAATCGTATGTGACATGTCAGACATTTCCCGAAGCTGTGACGGTCTTTTTTTCGATGTATAGAAAATAACGTCCTTTGCCTCTACATATACCGGATCACGAAGGCTGTAACCGTCTATTTCATACTGCCGGATGAAATAACCAATCGGCTTGTTGTAGGAATTGTATTCAATTCCTCCGACCACCTTATTTCCGGGTGTCTTTGGCTGTACCGCTCCCGTATCCAGTTCGTCAACCTCGATCATTTGAAGCTGAAACGGCACGAATCCTTCCGAGGTATATCGCTTTACAAAAAGGATTCCGCCGTCAACTTTCTTTCGCTCGACCGCCATACGGATGATCTGGTTTAAACTCTGCGTGCCGGTTACATCGCAGTTTCGTTTTTTACACCATTTCTTCCATGCGTCCTTGATGGTTTTGTTCAATTCCTCATCATTGGTCTTGATCTGAACGTGATAACCTCCGCCGACCACATTCCGCTTGAATGCGCCGACAACAGAGTTCATAATGTCGCTGTTTCGTTCAAGGTCCCTTGCCCTTGCCCGTACATTATCCCGGTTGTACCGGTCTGTCAGTTCTGCGGAAGTGTTCGTAACTCTCCAATTGCTATTGCTCCGGTCATAAGATCCGGCATCATAGCTTGAACGGAGCGCTTCGTATGCTCTACGGTATGCCTCTCTTTTGTATGCCGCCTGCGGAGAAAAGGCGGCGACAATATTATCAATAAAACCCATACAAGCCTCCTATCTTCCGTCAAACACAGCGACAAAACAATCATCCAGAAGTCCACCGGAACTTTCTGCTGCAAGCTGCGCTGTCAGGTCGTTTTTAATATTGTAGAGTTGTTTTAAGTCAGCTCTCGTCAAGCTACGGGAACCGATTTTATAGGATTGACCTCCGACCGCAATCGCCATGATTGCGGAATTAACAGCATCCAACATCCCTTTTGTGGTAGTCGGCATCTGGTTAGTTTCGCTTTCTGCCATATCCTATCTTCCTCCTTCCTGAATCCAGTTATCATGTTTTCTTATCCATTGTTCTTCCGAAGTTTCCTCCGGCTCAATATTTGGCTTTGGCTTTTCCGCCTCTTTATCCGAAAGATGCAGGGTGCGGACACCCATGATATCCGCCGCCGCCATTGCGTAAACCTCTGTATCGAGGTAGTGATTGTCGGCGTGGCTGTATTTCAAGCGCCATACTTGCCGGACAACTCCGTTGCTTCTGACGTTTACCTTATGTTCGTTTGTAACCTGCGTGGCATATTCAGAATCACATCCAGCGTAAACCATCCAGCTTCCTTTCCCGTTTGGTTTCCTCATGCGGCTTGCGATCATATCTTTGTATTTCTCGCCATCTACAAGCACAAGCGTCATTCCATTTGCGATACTCCCCTCGCGGTTGATCTTGCTAAGTTTGTAGTGGCTCAATTGCGCGTGGCTTGCGCCCTTTACCGGAAGTGCGTAATCGGAATGGATCACGCAGAAGTCATATACCATATCCGTCTGATCTCCGGAATCAACCAGACACAGATTCACGATCAGAGGATTTCCATCCTCTGTCATATATTCGATATTCATAACCCGGTCGATTTCATCAAAGGACAACGCCTGCCCGTGTGCAATGTTCTGACTGGTAAAGAAATCTCCCCATGCCCGGATGGTCCAATACAGGGAACTCTCCTGCACGTCTACGCCACCAGTAAGCATCTTCGCCCATCCCGGAACCACAAATTGCGGGACCTCTGTCTGCCGTTCCTGAACCAACTCTGCATTGGTCCGAAGTTTGGTATCCTCCCAAGGTTCCGCCAACCATGAATTTACAAAGTTCTGGAAGGATTCCGGATCATCCTTTGTAAGGAGAAATTCCTTCGCAATATCCGACCATCGTACAAAAGGACTGTATAAAGTATTGATCCAGAAGGCTACGTTCCTGACGTACTTTGTGTTGTGTCGTACCGTCCGCCATTCTCCAAGGCGGAGCATATTATGTTTGTCATTATCGGTGATGACGCATCCGCATTCCTGACACACATATGTTGCGAACTCTGCCCGGTCTGCGTAACTCATCCCCTCATCATCCGGAAATTTGATATTCTGAAATTTGAACTCTATGTACTCTCCGCAATGCGGGCATGGGACAAAATAATGCTTCTCAATATCGGAATCTTCCTTAAGTTTCCAGATATGACCGGTCTTAAGTGTGGGGGTACTTGTGATATAAACTTTCCGGTTATGGAAAGTCTTTGTTCGCTCTGTTGCCAGTTTGATCGGATCAGCCTCTTTCCCACTTGCTCCGGGATACTTGTCAACCTCATCCATCATTAGAAATCGAATCGGTTTACTTGCAAGTCCGGATGGGGAATTACTTCCGACAAGCGATAAATACATTCCATCAAACTGCAGTTCCAATAAAGAGGAGTTCTCGTCAAATTTTTTTGCAATCTCCGGCGTGGCGCGTAACATCGGCTGCAACCGGTTTTCTGATACGGATTTCGCAAGCGTATCAGTCGGATAAACGATCATGGTCGGAGACGGATCCTGCGCAATGATATAACCGATCATGTTCTGCAGCGCTTCCGTTCCACCTATCTGCGTAGGTTTTACGAATACGATCTGCTCCGTCTCGTAATTGTTAAATTCATCCATTACGCCAACCAGGTACGGAGTAATGTCGTTACTCCATGGACCCGGCATAGCAGAAGATTTTGAATCCAACATACGATACTGTTCCGCCCATTCCGAAACGGTAAGTTGTTCCGGTGGACTAAGTAGCTGCAGGGCTTCGTACTGATATGCTGTTACCGGAATCTTTTTACGACGGGGCATCCTTGCTCTCTGCTTCCTTCTGTTTCGCCTCGACAATAGCTGAAACTACAAAGCTTCGCAGGAGGTTTGTGACTTCTTTCTGCAATTCATTTTCAATCTGCCGAACCTCCACCGGATCAACAAATCCTGTCAAGCGCCCTGCAAGCTTGCTTGGTAATGACATTGCAAACTTTTTGAAGGAAATAAAAAAGCGGTCATAGTCAAGTTTTACTTCCTCAACGGAAATATAACTGCCAGCCGCTATCTCTGTCCGAAGCCGATGAAGTTCGCCCTGCGATTCTTTCAAGGCTACCTCTGCCCGGAGCTTCTGCTCTTTTAATTTTGCCTCTGTTTCGGATCTTGATTTTCCGTAGGCTTTATCTGATAAATACTTAATGTACCTCTGAATGGTAGGGGCAAGTTCATACCGCCTCCCATGTGGAGTCTGAACCGTGGAGATTACACCATCCTGCGTAAGCTGCTGGATCCTTCGGGTGCTAACTCCGAAAAGTTGACCGATAACCTCCGACTTATAATATCCTTTTTCAGACGTACTGCTTTCACTCTCATTTCCCTGCATGTTTTACACCTCAATTCTAACTGCCTGTTGTCCCGTGAACTCCTCCCACCGTTTGATAATTACACTTGCGTAATGTTCGTCACATTCCATAACATAGGCATTCCTTCCGAGCTGCTCGGCTGCCATCAAAGTAGTGCCGCTCCCTCCGAAAAAATCTCCAATATTCCAGCCTTTTTTACTGGAATTTTTCATGAACTTCGCAATCAACTCTATTGGCTTCATGGTCGGATGCAAAGAGCTGCTCATTGGCTTTTTCTCAAATATGACGGTAGTTTGATCTGCATACCGGTGCATCATGTCTTTAACAAACTGAATCAGTTCCGGCTTTTTCATAGCCTCAAAATCAACGTCATCTTCCAGAATGATGGTATCCTGCGTCCGGTCGTTGATAAAATAATGTGCAGCCCCTTCCTTCAATCCGTAAAGGATAGGCTCATGCCGCCACTGGTAGTCCTGCCGTCCCAAGACGAAATTATTTTTCTCCCAGATAAGAACCTCTGCAAGTTTTAATCCTGCATCTTTGAAAGCCTTTCTGAATGTAAGACCTTCGATATCTGCATGAAAAACATAGACACCGGCACCTTCCCTCATAAATTCTTCCATATTTCCGAATGCACGGAGAAGAAAGATATAAAATGCGTTCTGATCCATCACGTCATTCTCAATTTTCATGCTGCCGTTTTCATTTGGTCGATATTCATTCAACCGGGCAGCTTTTGCCTCATAGTTCACATTGTATGGTGGGTCTGTGATGATAAGGTCCATAAGTTCCGCACCCATAAGCTTTTGAACATCCGCTCTTTCTGTGCTGTCTCCGCACATAAGGCGGTGCCTGCCAAGCTGCCATACCTCGCCGGAGCGAACAAGTGGAATACCCTGCTCTACGCTTTTCTTATATTCTGCCTCCGGATCATACTCATCTTCGGTGACTTCCGGCTCAAAGTCGGTAAGTTCAATAAGGTTTTCTAATTCCTTATTGTCAAATCCGGTAAGACTGATGTCATAGTCTCCTAAATCAAGTTCGACCAGTAAATCCCGAAGCTTCAGTTCATCCCATTCGCCGGAAATCTTATTCAATGCGATATTCAGGGCTTTCTCATCCTCTTTGCTAAGATCAAGAACGACTACATCAACCTCTGTATATCCAAGGTCAAGTAAAACGGTATGCCTCTGATGTCCACCGATGATAGTACCATCCTTGTTGATGATGATGGGATCAACGTATCCAAACGTCTCTATGCTTCGCTTAATCTTCTGATATTCGGAATCTTCCGGGGTAAGGGCTTTTCTTGGGTTGTATTCTGCTGGTTTTAAGTCTTTCAGGCTTCTTTTTTCCGTAACCATGTCTCATTCCCTTTCAACAGAAAAAGCAGAACCGTTAGGCTCTGCTCCTGTTTCAAAATTCCACGATACTATGATAGCACATGTCGGTGTACTCTTTTGTACTCTTTTTCAAAAATTTTACAAAAGCTCTATCTGATACCGGGAATCCGTAACGAAATGGCAAAAAAAATTCGATTTTTGTCGGCAAAAATATCGGGCTTTCCCCGCCC